AAACCCTGTTCATAAAAATATTCAGTCGCAATATCAACAGTTTCAGTAAGAACTTCTTCATCAAGTTCTACCATTTCAATCAATGTTCCACCAAGATTTTCAACTGATTCACCTATTTTAATACCAGACCCAATTGCACTTGTTTTTATTTTATTTTTTACTTGCTTTTCAACAATTTTTTGATTTTCCTTATTATCAACTTTATCGGTAATTTCAACCAAATCTTCTCTCCAATTGGAGAATCCTTCTTTTGCAACTTTTTTGCTTCCACCCATTTCATCCTTACCCAACCTACCCGCAATTACATCACCTCTAGTTACTTTGTCATATGGAGGATAATTATTTGCAAGATTGCCATCATTTGTTTTCTTCGCTTCTTCCATTTTTTGCTTCGCTTTATCTCTCAAAGCCTTCTTCATGGATTCTTTTTCATTACCATCCTTGTCAAAATCCAAGTAATCTGGTTTTGCTGCTTCCTTGATACCTTTCTTTTCTCTCATTGCCTTTGCTTTTGCAAGTGTTCTTTCTCTGGCAGCATCTTGCTCACTTTTAGGAATAGCAGTCACTGCACCAAGTCTTTCTGCAGGTTTACCAGGAACTGCAGATTCAGAAACTTGCTCCAGATATACTCTGGAAATATCATTCAGAGGATTGGTTGACATCTTAATAAGTACTTACTTTTTTGCCTTATACTTATTTATGAAATTGGTTCCATATGACTTTCCTCCAAATTGGAGATATTGTTTATTAGTTCCAACCGATCCTGGAGTCATTTTTGCATAGTGTTTAAATGCACCAAGAGTTCCAACAAGAGTATTTGGATGTACTTTATCTCTCATTGGACTATTCATTTCTACTTCAGAATATTCCATCAAATCTTTGATCCAAGATTTAAACATATATCCTTCTTCCGTCACACATATCAAATGATTAGTTCCTCTACGCATTACTTCACCAATTAATCCTGTATTTAAATTTTGAATTTTATCGCCTATTTTAAATATTTTTCCCTTTACATAATTTTCACGAAGATTTTTCATATCATACTTAGGGGCAATATCCCATAGAGAATAACTTTCCTTTTTAACCTTAGATTTCTTAACTTTCATTCCCTGTCGAACAGCATCAAAAAGTGTTTGTGTTTCTCCATCATCTAATGTTTTTGGTGTTCCTCTACGGAAAGAATTAAAATCATTATCTAATACTGCTTTTCTCATTTTAGATGCAGACATTCCCTCGATACCTTCTGCATCAGCATCTCTTACTCCAGCAGATACAACTCGAATTAAATCAAAATTATATAGTTCTCCATTATATTTTTGGGCAAGGTTTTCAAATTCTGCCTGACGATCAGAACCCACAACAATATTCACACTAGTATATCCTTCTTCTTGTGCTGCAACAAGAACATCAAAGATTGTTCTCATATATGGGTCATTAATAATGTTCTCCTCAAAATCTGGGAACATTTTTTTCATGTAAGAAATTTTGATATCAGGATCTAGTGGATTTTTCTTTGGATCTTGAGTTCTTGAAGGATAAATCTTAATATCTCCACCAACAGAAATCCTCTTTGCCGACTTAAGAAGTTTATCATGACCAATTGTTGGTGGGTTAAAGCGACCAAAAACAATAGTAAGTGGTGATAGTTCTTCTTCAGGTTGCTCTTCTGGTGCTTGTCCTGATACCGCTTGAGGTTGTGGTGCAGGTGCTTGTGTTGCTTGAGTTGCTTGAGGTAATTGAGTTTTTGCTTGTTTATTTACTGGTTGCTTTTCTCCCTTTGTCGGTCTACCATCAGTGAATTTAAGTTTCCCTTCTTCTGTTCTTGCAACTGTTTTGCCAGATCTATCTACCCATCCACCATGACCATCTCCACGCAATCCAAGTTTTTTCGCCTGCATAGATGCTTGCGATTGCGTTGCTTCTGATAAAAATTGGAAGAAACTCTTCATATTGTTTATTTTTATACTTTTATTTATTTTTTTCTGCTTTTATATTTATGGAGAATAGGAGACTCGAACTCCTGACATCCTGCTTGCAAAGCAGGCGCTCTACCAGACTGAGCTAATTCCCCAAGTTTAGACATTATAAAACCCCTCAACTAAAAAGTCAAGGGGTTAAAGCAACCTTCCGATTTATTTATCAGATAGTTTCAGTAACCATAATTTTCAATGCTTCTTCTCTAGTGTTACCTTGCTCCATCAATTCGGCAAGAGTTGTATCAAATACATCAACTTCTTCAGTTGCCATTCTTGAAGCAAGTTTTGAAGCACCAGAAGCAACTCCAGATGCAGCTGCTCCTACTGCTTTTTTAACACCTCTCTTTGTTCTTGCTGCAGTGTACTTAGCACTTTGCTTTGCTTTTCCAGCAACATCAGATGCTGCTTGTCCTGCTTTTCTTGCAGCACTATAAGCACCTACTTGCGCTTGAGCGATTTTCTTCTTAATTCTACCTTTAATATCAGCAGCAACTTTTGCTCTCAGTCCTCTTCTCTTTTCAGGATCCTTCGATCTTGCAGCCATTCCTGCAGCAGGGTGAAGACCTCTCTTTGTTGCATATGCAGCTGCTGGTCTATCAACAGCACGGAACTTTGCTTCTTTTCCAGCTTCCTTTGCTTTTGCAACTGCTGCTTTACCAGCAGACTTTGCTTTTCCAAGTGCAGACTTAACAGCACCTTTTACTTTAGCAATTTTTTCTGCTCTCTTTTCCTTTCTGACTACAGATGCGCCTGCCTTTCTTGCTTGACTTGCCGCTTTTTCTGAAGATTGTGCATACTGCTTTCTTGCCGCAGCACGAGCACTCATATCAACTCTTGCTTCCGAAAGAACTTCTTCAAAGATTTCTTCCACTTCATCAAAATCATATCCTTCTTCAAGCATTTCATCAATTGTTTCTTCTACAATTGTATCAATTTCTTCGTCAGTAAGATCTTCAATGCCAGCAAACTCATCTGACATTTCTTCCAACTCATCTCTAAGATCTTCATCATAAATTGCACTATATGCTTCACACAAACCTCTAAGTTCTTTAGAATCCATTTGAAAGTTTTTAGTAATTCTGTATATTTATTTATAAAAAAAGACCCCGAAGGATCAAATACCAAGAACAGCACCAATATTATCGTCAAGTTGTTGAATTACTTCACGAATATCAATTACACGCGGAGGAACACTCACTTCATCATAAGTATATCCTTTTTGTGCATCAAACAAAACTTGACGAACTGCTGCTGCTGCACGAGCATCCATTTTAATTGTTACTTGTTTTTCTTTAGTCATAGATCTCCATTTTTACGATTTTCAGAACGCTCAATACTGAAAGCACCTTCAGGATAACGAGCATTTAATTTCTCAAAGTTCATTTGAATAACTTCTTCAAGAGAAATATCAAGTCCAATACATGCCTGAGAAACATACCACATAATGTCCCCAAGTTCACGCTTCAAGTGAAACAAGTTTTCTTGATTTACAGGTTTACCTTGAAAGACAATCTTCTTTACAATTTCAGTAAATTCACCTGCTTCGGCAGACATTCCTACAGCAGCAGTAAGCAGTCTTTCGGTAGGAAACTCCTGTTCCCTTAGTTCCATAAGACTGTTGATGAAAGATGCGTGGTCTTTACTAGGATTAGAAGTAGTGGTATTAACGAACTCGACATACTTATTAAGATCAATAGTCATCAGAATTTAAATCCCTCAAATGATTTTTTAGGTTTCTTTTCTTCATAATCATACTCTTCATCCTTTCCGTTGTCAAGAATATCTTGCTGAGCAGATTGTTCACAATCATAAAGTCTCATCTTGGCACGATCAATACCAACAACAAAACGCTTATGAATTGTTGGATCATTATAACGATTCTTAAGTTGTTTCACAAGAATTTGACCAAGACCTTCAAGTTCTTCTGTAGAAATTAACGCAAACATCAAGTCAGCAGTTGCAGGGAGACCGAAAGACTCAGAAGTATCTGTTAGTTCCACATCAGAAGAACCATAACCAGAACGAGTAGTCTGAGTAGCACTTACAATGGGAACATTAAATTCCACAGCAAGACCACGAAGTTCTTCTGCAATTGCTTTTACAAAAGTATAAGAGTTGATATTACTATTACCCTTATACCTTGAAGATGAACAAATGTTTAGATAATCAATAAAGATAATATCTGGTTTGAACGATTTCTTAAGAGCAAGTTCATTCAGAAGAGACTTAAAATGTCCAGAGTGTGCAGAAGCAGTTGGATACTCTTTAATGATTAAAGTACCTTGAGTTTTCTTTGCAAGGTTTGTAACCTTATTCTCAAACATTTGCTTTGGTAGATCTACAATATCCTGAATAGGAACATTCAGGAGGTTTGCGTCAATTCTTTCAGCAATGCGTTCTTCTGCCATTTCCAGCGTAATGTACAGAACGTTCCGTCCCTGGAGCAAGACGGAGCTAGCCATATGGCACATGAATAAAGACTTCCCGACGCCCGTACCAGCAAGAGCGATGTTAAGAGTTTTGTTAGGGAGACCACCTTTCGTGATTTTATTAAAGTATTCGAGATCAAATTCAATTTTATCCTCCTTTTTATGATATGATTCGTATCTTTGTTCATAGTCTTGTAGATAATCATGTCCGATATGAGTATCAAAACTTACAGCAAGAGCATCAGAAAGAATAGAAGGAATACTGTCACGATTTTTCTTTTCATCTTTACCGTCTGTAATATGAATTGATTCCATAAGTGCCAAATAAATGGCACGATCACGACACCATTTTTCAGTGGTATTAACTAACCAATCAAACTCAACAGGCACATCATCCAAACAAGAAATTACTTGCACAATTTCCTTAAAAGACTGTTCATTAATGTCTGTTCTTTTTTCTATCTCGATACAAAGAACCTCTTTAGTTGTTGGTTGATTGTATTGTTGTACAAAAGACTGAATTTCTTCAAATATAATTTTTTGATTAAGGTCTTCAAAATATTCAGATTTAATAAAAGGAATTACTTTCCTAATGTATTGTTCATTGTATAAAAGGTTTCTAAGAATTAGAAACTCAACTTTCTCCATAACTAAATTCCTTTCGTGCGATTTGGTCTAATTGTTCCATTACTTCTTCTGTGAAGTATACTTCAGGTTCTTTTAGAATCTGTTTAGCATAAATTTTCTTACCATCAATTTCATAGCGTCCTGCTACATTCTTCCAGAGTCCACCAATCTCACCAAGTTCCAGAAGACCATAGTAACGATCAAGGCCGCGCTCATCATAATACAGACGGATCTCAACATCTTTATTCTCCTTACTCAAACGCGATTTAGCAGTCTTAGCTTTGATAATATTGCCGACCACTTCTGTTCCATCCTTTTCTTTCTTTTTGCTGAGATAAATGATCGTACTTGCTGCGTATTTGAGTCCAGAACCTCCCCCCATTTCTTTCGTTGGTACATAAGCTCCGATGACATCGTATGTATGATTTGTGACAAGGAGTGGAACATTTGCTTGACCTAATTTAAGTGTGAGCATTCGGAATGCACCTTTGACAAGTTGAGATTTAGTCATATCACGAACTTGTTTATCATTGAGTGCATCAGTGATTTCTTTTTCAGTGGAAAGCATTCCTAAAGAGTCTAGCACAAACATGCAAGGTTTGCGTTCTTCTACAGGTTTTTTTAAGTATAGGTCTACTGCTTTTAATGCTTTTCCACGAAATTCTTCAATAGTAACAACATTAACAACCACAAGGCGAGAAGTATCAATTCCACGGGATTCTACAAGTGATTTAGTAATAGCAGCCTCAGTATCAAAATAGAGACAATAACCATCGGGATTGGTATCAAGAAAATTCTTAACAACGGCGAGCGAGAAGAAAGTTTTTCCAGTACTAGACTCTCCAGCAATAGCAGTAATCTTGTTCCCAGATACACCACCAAATATACTACCTGAAACCAGTGCATTAAAAATGTACGAACCAGTGTCAACATATTTTTCAGTCTCATCAATGTCTGCGGCAAGTTGCGTATACTCACCACCAATTTCTTTTACAATATCTTTTAAGAAATCCATAATTTATTTTTCCTGTTTATGTTAAAAGTCCACAATTTATTATAAAGATCTTTTTGATTAGAATTTTTAAGAATCTCTATAATTATTTTAAATTCTTTTTCTGTTATAGGTATGTCCATTAAGAAAAAAATGATTCTAAACTTACAGTTTTTTCAACATTCCAACCAATAGAATCAAGAATAATTTTAAGTGGTTCTAAAAATGCCTTCTCAAATTGTAAATCATAGTCTATGTATCTGTCAAGATTAAGCTCTTTAGGAAAATCTTGAATAAATGAGATTACATTCTCGTGGATAATATTGGGTTTTTTGAGGTAGATAAACTTAATTTTTTCTCCATTCTGTATAAGAGAATATTTGTTAGTTAATTTATTACTCTTTATGTAATGATTAAACAAGAGAGCTCCGCGAACATGAATTGGAGTTCCTTTGATGTAAATATCGGAAGAAGATTGATATTTAGTTACATCAGAAGCTGATCGTGGGAAAGAGATAGATTCTGGAGAAAGTGTCCTGAATTCAAGGCGACAATTATCAATAAAATTAATTATATCATCCTCCGTCCCATTCATCAAAATTTTAAAGGAATCTTTTAGCATTTTACGACATGGCGCAGGAGTGGAAGATTTAATTGCCTCAATCCCTTTAATTTTTAATTTAGGTTCCTCATAACGAACTCCCTCACTATCCCAAACACTGAGAATATATCGCTTCTTCGCAGTCCAAATACCACGCTCAGCAATACATTCACGCTTCATAAACATCTTCTGTTCATAAGCATTCACATAGTCCGCCAATTCTTGATAAGAACTTTCAATATACTTTTCAAATTCCACAGAACAGACCTTATCAAGGAACGAAACAATGCCTTGAGTAGTTTTCTCTCTTCCTTGGAATACACTTTCAACCAAAGGGCCCATATTAATATACAGAGAGTCGGTATCAGAAGCAATAACATAATCAAAATCCCCACTTTTAAGAATTTTATTCAAATAAGAATTCACCTTATTCATAATCCACTGAATAGCAACTTGACCAGAGAGAGTGATTGCTTCAGCGTTTGCCAGTTTGTAATAACGGAAATACTGATTCCCAATGGCACCATAAGCAGAGTTCAATTGAATCTTTCTCGCCATCTGAATATTATTGCAGCGAGATATCTCCTTAATCAACTCTTTGTTCTTTGTCTTTTCATATTCCTGTTCTGCAGCAAGCATCTTCTTCTTAAAGACTACCCGTTCATTATAAATTTTTTCCATCAGTTCCGGAAGAAACCCACGAACCTCTTTAAGAAACATTGCACCATTTGCACATACTGCATAATCTTTATACATCTCAAAGTTAAGACTTTGATCCAAAATCTTATCGACAGAAACTGTTGGATGTTTTTCTTCTAAAAGAGTTTCTGGTGAGATGTTATACATCATAATCAAGTGTGGGTACAGTGAGTTCAAGTCAAAACTCACAACCCAATCATACATTCCAGGAACAGGTTCTTTTACATAGGCACCAGCATACTTTTCATCCTTCTGTGTTTTATTTTTTGGAGGAATGACAATGTTTCTTTTCTTGAGATATGTGTAGATAATGTTATCCCACATACGAACTTGGTAGAACACATCAGCATAGTTCACTTTAGCGTCATATGCCATTGTCAACGCAAGTTCAATCAATTTCATCTTGTCTTCCAGTCGGTCAACAAGTTCCACATCCTTGATGTTGTACTCTACGAATTTCTGCCATCCTTTAGTGTAGAAATCTTTAAAAGTGTCAAACTCTGAGTGATCCAGTTTCTTCTGACCCAGTTCTACTTCGGCAATGTAATCTAGTCGATAAGATTCTTGTGCTTTATATGTAAATTTTTTATAAAGATCAAGGTAATCAAGTTGAGTCAATCCACCAACATCAAATGTTGTATGCTTACGACCATTAATATAAATCTCACCTTCAGTTACAAGTCCCCAATTGGAAAATCGTTTCATTAGTTTTTCACCAAGAACACGATTCAATCTTTTACAGATATATGGAATGTCATATAACTGAATGTTCCAACCAGTCACAACATCGGGAACATCGACCATCCAATAATTAATGAAACTATTAAGAAGTTCATATTCACTTGGGCAGTAATGATAAGTTACATTACTCTGTTTATTATTAAATGGTTTAACTCCCCAAGTAATAATTTCTTTAGTTGTATAGTCCTGAATTGTAATTGCAAGAATTTCTTCAGAGCAAGATTCTACATCAGGGAATCCTTGCTCTGATGCAACCTCAATATCCAAAGTTACAAGTTTGATTTTACTAATGTCAAACTTGATTTCATCTTCCGAATATTTTTCCGAAATATATTGATAGATATAACGATCATTTCCATAGATCTCGAACCCATCGATTTCATCATATTTTTTATAGAACTCCCGACAATCTTTAACTGTACCTGGATTGATTGGTTCTACTGCTTCTCCACTTAATGTCCTATACTTAGAATCTTTTTTAGTTTTTACAAAAAGAGTAGGAAAAAACTCATCTCTTGTTTCAAATCTTTTACCATTTTCTACGCCACGAACCAAAAATTGATTTCCAATCAACTGAACATTAGTGTAAAATCTCATTCTTTAATCAAGTCCTCATATTTTTCAAGTAAAGTTGGAGTTGGATCCACAAGCGTAAGAATCTTTTCCGAACTCATCATAAAAGTTTTTTCTTTTGTGAACCCACAAAGGAATGGTTCCATAGTGTGATCATTTTTCACGACGAATGGATTAATCAGTTTACAATCTGGTTCTCCAATGTCTGCACCGACTTCTTCAATTTCACTTATAAGAATTAAACTATTCGTTAATGCTAATATTTTGATCATTTTTTTCATTTTTTAAAATGTCCTCTTGATACATGTTTGATAATTGATCTATGGGATCGACTAGAGTAATTACCCAATCTAAAGATACAGGAACTCTAGTATCTTTAGTAAGAAGAATCCAAGGAACCAATCTTATTTTAACAGAATTTGTTTCAACAGATTCCTTTTCTTCACTTGATTTCATTTTAATACTGCATGGTTTATTGAAGATATAACCAACTACTTTATCTTCAACCACCATTTCTTGTATATCCGCGATAATGTCTTCGCCAGATTTTAAAATTGCAAGTTTTACAGTCATCGTTGCTCCATACCTCTTAGCATTCTACCAATAAAAAAAGGAGGAGTCAACCTGGATTTTGCCAGGTGCTCCTCGCGCCGACGATATTCAATTACTATTTATTCTCCACCATCTCCACCATCCCCATTGCCACCCGCACTTGATCGACTTCTTACCGGAACTGCTTTTCCTTTTGGAATGTTTTTTTGCTTTCCTCCAGAATAAACAGTGTGAGGAATAGAATTCTTATATGCGATTGTTTTGAACTCGTCGAAAGATTTCATTTTTTATTTTTATTTAGAGATAATCCTTTCGTTTATGATGGTCAGGAACAATTCTACCAAGAGTAATATTCAAAAGCCCATCCTCAAAATCAACTGATCTAACTTCCGTATCATCAGAGAGCGTCCACGCTCTCTTAAAACTCCGTTGAGCCAAACCTTTGTGGAGATAGTTGGACTCCGTTTCTTTATCTTCTTTTTGGCCTTCAACAAAGAGTTTACCATCTTGTGTGTAGACATAAACCTCCTTCTTTCTAAATCCAGCAAGAGCAAGTTCAAGTCGTGATTCTACATTGCTGACTTGAACTAAGTTGTATGGTGGATAGTTAGTAGTGGTTTCATGAAGATTGAATAGACGATCAAAATATTCATCCATTCCAATACTATTGCGTGCGATTCTATCCATCAAAGCAGGAAGATCTGCATGTGTAAACCGTGAAGTTACAAGGTTAGTCATTATGGTAGCTCCTTTAAAAGCGAGTTTGTATTGTGTGGACCCTTTCGGCATCCATTACTAATTATACAAGAAACGAAAAAAAGAG